CAACTTTAATTCCGTCACGTACATCTCTGGCATAATCTAAAAGCTGCTTAAATACTCCACATGGCACTTCATCCGACATGGTAGACAGATAAATCACACAACCTTCTGGACGAGATGCTAAACCACCCTTTGCTTCACGGAACATTGATTCAGCGTTGGCACGTTTCCCGAATAGCCAGACCTCATCTATCAAAATGATTGAAGCTTTCTTACCTGCTGCTGCATTGGATTCTGCTGCAATAACTTTAAGTGTTGCTCCGGTACCTAGATGCGTAACTGTTTTTGTGTGCTCAGATACATTAAATCTTTCACTTAATTCTTCATCTGCGCGTATGAAATCCCGGATTGGATTAAATGAGTTATCAGCAACTTCTTTAGTAGGCGCAAGAATAATTAGTTCGGCAGATTGTCGATCATTAAGAATTAATGCAGTAAGCATAATGCCGGCGGCAATCGTAGATTTAGTATTCTTCTTCGAAATCAAAAGAAAGAATTCACGAATTAATCTGCGCTTTGTGCTTGGATCATATGCGCCAAAGATTGCACGAACAAACTCGATCACCCATTCCAATGTGACATCACCCATCTTAGGGCTACCCATCACATCAACAAGAATTAACTCTTTAAAGATACGCTCCGCTACGTCAGCCACTTTGGGGAATAATGGCTTACACGGCATTAACGATTGTTTAGAAACAATACGGGTCGCCCAGTCTGGGCAAGCTGTAGTCCAGGTGAGTGACATTGAAGACATAATTTAGCTCATCAATTGATTATCTAAAGTTGCAAACTTTCCTGATTTACTACCTTCTCTTGCAGTTTCTGCTTTGGTTTCTTTCTTGCCCTTTTCGGCCACTTTGCCGTGGACGTATGGAAGGGCTGCTTTCGCTGCATTGAAGCGCAAGAACATGTCGTCACTTTTGTTCATGACATCGATTAGAAATTGAAGTGGGTCATCCTTTGCATAGTCGTCGTCATTCAAAGGATTGTCATATTCACCACTATTTTCAGTTTTAACTTTTGGTTTCTCAGGAGTTAAAGTTCGGCCTTCTTTTTCAGCCTTTAACTTTTCGATGTAGATAATAATTTCAGAATTATTTCTTAATTTTGAACCTTGCTGTGAAGCTGTCTTTTCTTCGTAACCTGCTGAAATAGCAGCTTCTTTGTTTGTGGCACCATCAACAATGGCGCGAGCAAACTTTTTCATTTTCTCGGTTAATGCCATTGGATCACCTTTAACTTTTGCTTTAACTTTTAATGAAAGGGGAAATTTTTTTATAAGTGAGATGGGGGGCGGTGTCCAACGGCGAAGGGCTTGGAACTTTTGGCCTCCCCCCCCTGCCTGCTGGATTTTTTGCATCATTATGGTGTTTCCTGAACATGTTCAAGAATCTTCTTCTTGCCATCGTCATTCACAACACAACAAATCAAACTGCCACCCCGCATATACAACATAGCGTTGTAAATGTATTGGCTGTAATCTTTCTTCCCATTCCAATTAAAAGCGGCGCCTTCAAGGCCCTGTGGATCAAAGTAGATGTCAGAGCCTTTGTCTGCATCTTTCACATGAACTAGTTTTGAAGTCATTCAGCAATCCTCGTCCAAATACTTTTGAACTAGCTCATCAATTGTTTCAGCACGTTCAATTAAAGCTTGTTTAGTATCTGCTGGGATGCGTGGATCAAGCTGCATGCCGCGCATGAAGTTGGCAACTGATTCGAGTTGCTCTAATAATTCATCATTATTCACTGCCTGCTCTCCTGTTGGGTTTTCTTCTTATGGCATGGAACACAAAGAGACTGGAGGTTGGATTCATCATCCGTTCCACCTCTTGCCACATTCACAATATGGTCAAGCTCTAAGTCTTTAGTGACGATTCCACAACATTGACAGGTCCACTCATCACGTAAATGGATCTTAGCTTTAAGACGGCGCCACGGACGACCACCACGACCAGAACCCCAATTGTTTTGTTTAGAGTTCTTCTGGCTTTGTACGGGTGCCTGTAGCGTCTGTAACTTATTCTTGAATGTTTGGAGTTTCATTTAAGGTTACTCGCGCATCAACACCATTAAGTAAATCAATGTTGATGTATTTCATGTCTAAGCCTTTACGTTGATACTCTTGGATCAACTTAACTAAATTGAGTTCCATCTGCTTCCGTAGAACTGCTGGACCTTCCAGCTCAATTGCTATGAAGGGCTTATCAGACTCACGGCCCAATTCATGAAAACTCAAACGATTATTAATAATGCTCTTCGGAATCATCTTGCTCACCCATCCAAAGATTTAGCTTTCTGTACTGGCTCGCCTTCTTCAAAGATTGCTAACAACTCATTAAGTTGTGCGGACTGCTCAGCATTGATTTGAACGAGTAAGCTATTCTGTTCGATCAGTCTGTTGTTATGGTCAGTCAGTTTGTTGTTTTGGTCGATAAGCTTGTTTGTTTGCTCTATCAGCTTAAGCACCACGTCTTGCAAATTTGAATCATTGCTCATTTTGATAACACCACTTAAGGTCATCCGGGATAATCAACATCACGCCAAGGTCTCTATGGGCATGCACATTGATCTTGTTTAGGTATTGTGTGAACTCTTTGACCGTTGCCTTGCGGCTTTGGATATGGTCTGTAATAAACATATTCACCAGTAGTTCATAATCGGCATCAAGCTTCTGACGTCCCAGCCCACCAAAGTGCTGCTTAACATTCTTAAAGCTTAATAACGCCCTATGCTTCTCTGCTGCGTCCTGTCTGCTTGCAACGTAGATAGCGGCAAGGTACTTTTTCTTGTAGAAGTAGTGCAGGTCATCTTTAGAATTACCTGTCTTGTGTGCAATCTGCTCAAGCCATTTAAAATAGAGTCGGTTTTGCGCTGCTGACCTGTCATCCTCTTTTGTGCTGATCCGCACCACCAGTGGCTTACCCTCAGCAATTGCCTTGGCATGATTGTTATTCAGGTAATTTATTGTTTTAACAATCTCGGAATAAGATGTTATTGGGAATACGGCGTTAATTTTCTCCATATTTTTAACCCCCTAACAATAAAAAACCGCCTTGATGTGGCGGCTTAAATCTCTCTGTATTTATGTTTAAATTCATCTTTCATGATTACTTCAAAATACCCATCACTACACTTGATTAGCGTATGGGTGTCATCAGCATACGAGTTGGCATATTTACTGGTTGAAACTAGCAATCGATTAGACCCAACCAATATTTTACCTTGACGGTATGCTCGCTTAAACCAATCAGGAAGTTGCTTAAATTCAGTATTTGCCAACTGAATGGCTGTGCCAACTTCAATAGCCTCATATTTCTCATTCTTGACATAGGTCATTAAAACAACTCCTCATCAGCTGCAAGCATCTGGTTTGTTTTATTCAGTGCCTGAGCAAACCACTCTTTTGATTGCTCTCTGGTCATCTCAAAATAACCATCAAACCATTGGTGACATTTCAGGCACATGGGAACAGTGTAGCAATCATTAGCCTTGCGTCCACGGGACTTACCATGTTCTGCAAAATTAGAGTGGGCGGCTTGGCTTGGTGCTGGTGCACCACATCTCATGCATGGCAGCTTGCGTACTTCGGCTAATCGTTTGGAGTCACGCATTCAACATAGACCGTAAATTATTAATCTTGTTTTTCAATCGCATTATGATGCGGTCTATAACAAGCATTTCTTCGCGGCTTAACCCAGTGCGAGACAAGTTCTGGTAGCGGCTTAATTCATCCGAATATTTGTTAATATTTCTCTTAGCTTCGCTTGTATCCATGCTCACCCCAATCCATTACTTCTTTTTTCGAAGTCTCTTTTGACGATTTTTCATTGTCTTGGATGTTGTTGGTTTAACATCATCTCTTTGAGCAAATGGCTCGAAAGTCTTGTTAGTACTATCTAAATGCTGAGCTTCTATCATTTGATCCATAGTTTTTAATACTTCTTGTCGCAGGGCTTCCTTAAGTTGGATATGTTTCATTAGATCCATTTCAGGCATATACATTTACATTCTCCAAAAAAGAAAACCCCGTCAAACGACAGGGCTATAAACACTTAATCTTTCCACACTTTCTGCATTCTTTCTGATTGAACATGTCGGATTCATATTCCCAAACATGTATGCAAAAGACCTGCTTAATTATTCGGAGTATGTGGACCTCCAAAAAAATAGCCCTACGTTTAAGCATCGACTAGAAATCCAGTCCAGCACATCGGAATCCAATGTTCTAAGCTTGTAGGGCATAAAAGCAAAAAGCCCACGATTAAGTGAGCTTTTGAAATAAGGCTAGTTAACCTGACTACTCAAGCGCACTATACCAGATATCCTATACCGCGCGTTTAAACGAGTCAACACCAAATGCATCAAAGATATTAAATTTCTGCCTAATTAGATCAATATTGCTGAAACACTCAGTGCGCCCACAAAAGTGTTTCTTAGGTGTATATCTGTATTTTTCCAAAAGTCGTAATAGTAGTGTCTCGAATTTGTAAAGCTTCTTTCTATCTCCGTTCTGCAAACTTAATACGTCAAAATCATAAGGCAGGCTGCTTTCATCAGGGAACCTAGTTTCTAACGATTTTGTAGTAATTCCAATTTTGTAGAACTCCTCTTGATCATCATAACAACGGATCAGATAAATCATTGCACCCTGATCCATTAAGCTTTCTTCATTACAGGCTACACATCCTCTGCCTGCTAGTAGCTTTTTAGCTCTGGTCCTTATCCAACCGTGTTTAGGGCATTTGATCTCAACAGTAGAGTCAACATCCTTATCAAAGACTACTCTAGAGAAATCATAATCAAAGTCCTCATAGGTTAATTCTAAGAGTTTCATAAAATTTTGGTGACGACGTTGCATAGCTGTGGCTACGCAAGTATTATTGCGCACAGTCATTTTGGAGCCTCAATTTCAATTTGATTAGAGCCATATAGGTGTTGGTAGCACCTGTATGGCTTGCTTAAATATTATACCATAAATTCAAATAAACTCATGATATTCTTAATCTTTTATCATGTGCGTGAAGAAAAAATCTTGCACATCCAACCATGATATTTACCTGAGCTTTAGACTGGTTTGTAATGCCAGCCACCGCACTTAAAGATCGATTTTCGACCTTATGCTTAATCAAACACATCACTGCATACTTAGCTTGATAATCCACTGATTCTGATTTGAATATACTACGCAATAAGGCCTGCACTTGATCCGCCTCAAAGTCATTAATCTCACAACGAATGTAAGACTTACCTCTTGGCACTTCCTTACCAGCTTCACGCATCAACCAATAGATCTGATTGATATGCAACCCATCTGGTAAATCACCTCCTTTCATGCGCACAGTTTCACACCAAGCGCCGAACTGCTCTAGCCATCCATCAATTGTGTATTTGTTCCAATCCATTACTGGTGTTACTACTGCATTCATCTCTTTCCCCTTACTTGCCGTATTTCTTGATGTGATTTCTGACTTTTTCTCTGTTGACTTCTCCGCTCGCTATCTGTTCATACATTTTTCTGGTCTGCCAAATGACATAAATAATGAGAATGGGAGAAAACAAAATTCTCAGGATGATTAGAAGCAGCTTTAAAGAAGCTTCTGCATAGTCCTTGAGGTCACACCAATGATCTTCAAACCATCCCTTTAGAAAGAATCCTTGCCATTGGAGTGTGAGCTTTAATGCATCTACATCTACCTTTGATTTCATACCGTCACCCTTAATCATCTAATTCTGCTTTGTTTATAAGTATTGAGTACATGTCTTTTGAATAGTTTGAGATTGGGAACTTCTTGCCTATTAGCTCTGCAAACTCATCATCAATTTTTCGAACAAGATCCATATATTGAATCTGCTTTTCATCAGTCTCACCTGTAGGCCATTC